CCGTTGCCGTAGCCGTTGCCGTAGCCGTTGCCGTAGCCGCTGCCGTAGCCGTAGCCGTTGCCGTCGCCGTTGCCGTAGCCGTCGCCGTTGCCGTAGCCGTAGCCGTTGCCGTTGCCGTAGCCGTCGCCGTTCCCGGTCATGCCGCCACCAGCCACCGTAGGCCGCCACTGTCGCCGTAGCCAACGACCCAGCCGTCGCCGTAGCCGTCGCCGTAGCCGTTGCCGTTGCCGTAGCCGTTGCCGTAGCCGTCGCCGTCGCCGTCGCCGTAGCCGTTGCCGTTGCCGTAGCCGTTGCCGTAGCCGTTGCCGTTGCCGTAGCCGGTGCCGTTGCCGTCGCCGTCGCCGTAGCCGTCGCCGTCGCCGTAGACGTCGCCGTCGCCGTAGACGTCGCCGTCGCCGTCGCCGTTGCCGGTCACAGGCCCCACACCCCATCAGCGCAGTCGATTGTCAAGAGCACCGCGTGAGCGGGGACGCGCACGACACCGTTGCAGGCGTCGGCCTTGGTCTTGGAGGTTGGCCCGTTCGCCAACTCCCCGAGACTCTGCGTGGTGCCCCAATAGGTCAGGATTTTGCCGTCGCGAATGGTCAGGCTCCCGTCCTCGTGGGTTTCGACGCGACCGACAATGTTCCAACGGCCCTCGATCACGACGATCTTGACGGGCGAGTCGATAGCGTCGAGCGCGACATAGGTGGTGCCGTCGATGGTGATGGTGTCTTTCACTGTTCTTGCTCCTTCTGTTTCTTGGTTTCGGTGTGGAACTCGCCCACCAGGTTCAGGTAGGCGCGGCGCAACGCGGGTAGTTCGTCGTCGTCGCCGGTGATGAGGTCGATGAGCGCGGCGTCGATCTGTTTTGACAGGTCACGTAGCGCCTGCGAATCGGCGGTCACTGACCTGCTCCTTCACGTTGCGCCGGGATGGGGGGCTGCTTGGCGCGGCGGGCGGCACGGTCGCGGGCCTCCGCGTCGTACTCGTCCACACGGGCCTGCACGATCAGGTACAGGACCGTGATCACGACCGCGTACGCGGCCACAGCTGTGGTGATCGAAATCATCTGGCCTCCTTGGCGAGGGGCGGGCCTGCATGGTCGCTTCCCGCTAACGAGTGCCATTGTTTTCACGGCCTGCTAGCGCCTGTCAAGGATTTGTTACCACGGGTAGACCAGCTGCTAGACAGGGCGCGTGTCGGCATTGACGCCTGCTCGGTTAGCGTGCTACAGCCTCCGCGATAACATCTGCTGCAGCATCCGACGACGCCGCGTAAATCGCGGTCGTGACCGGCGAGGCGTGACCCATCTGGCGGCCCACAGCCACCAGGTCTTGGGTCGCCTGGTAGGCCAAAGTGCCGTACCTGTGGCGGAGCTGGTGGAAGGTGCCCGCGAACCCTGCGGCTTGCATAGCCCGGTTGATGCGCCGCTGGAACGTGTCTGCGCTCATCGTCTGGGCGGTGCCGGTCACGACGTTAGCGCCGGTGACCTCTGGGAGCAGGAGGTCTATCAGGGTGACCCCGAGCGCGACGACGCGGGTTTTCTGGCCTTTCCCCACGATCCTGGCGCGGCGGGTGTCCAGGTCGATATCTGTCCACGCGAGTGCTGCTGTTTCGGCGGCCCTCAGTCCCGCGTACGCGCCGAGCGCGACACCACGGCGTAAATCCTCGGGGAGCACCTGCAAGAGCCGGTCAACGTCGGCTTTCCCAGCGGGCCTTGGAAGCCCTTTCGCGAGACGTGGGGGATCTAGCCGAATGGTTGGGTCGTCGGCGCGATGCTCAAACCTGCGTGCCCACGTGTAGAACGCACGGAGTTGGGAGAGGTCGGCTGCCCTGGTGGCTGGTGCGAGTTGGGTGCGCTGGCCCCACCATGTTTCGGCTTGTTGACGAGTGAGGGCCTCCGGTGCGGCGGGGAGGGTCGCGAGGACTGAGAGCCGCCGGCGGATCGTATTTTCGGTGAGCCCCCTGGCTCGCATCCAGTGGGCGTGTTGGGTTGTGAGGTCGTCCATGATGACCCATGATATCGGGCGGTATCCCTGATATTGTATATTCTCAGACACGTGATGTTAGTAGACCAGTGTTGGCCCAGTTGGTGGAAAGTGTTGACCCAACCTCCTATTGTGGTATTCTTAATACATGAGGGAAGCGCAAGGCAGGCCCTCACTCATCAAGGAGAAAACCATGAGCAGCTACGCAGCCACCGAAGCCCTCGCCAATCTTGCCGGAGCCCGCATCACCGTCGCCCGCGAAGAGACCCCCAGTTGGAACCTGACTGGAGCGAACCCCTGGATCTTGACGCACAGCTCGGATCGCAAATGGGCTGTCGCCCTCCGCGACTCAGACGATCGCCCCTTCTTGCTGGTCGACGCCACCGCCGATGAGGGTCAAGCGGTCCGCTGGGCTCTGGCTCAGATCACTGACGCAGTCGAGGAGCTGGCCGAGTGACCACCAAGGCCACCGCGCACAAGCGGCCAACCAAACGCACCCGCACCAGGTTGTCGAAAGCCGCAAACGCGGCCACCACCATCGACGGATTCGCCCACGACACCGACGTGGCCGGTCTCACCTACGGCCAGTTCTCACTAATCGACCTCATCGAGGCGACTCTCGCGATCACCGGCCCTGGCCACGTCACCATCTCCACGTGGTCAGCCGGCTTCTACGACGTAGACGCCGCAATCCGATTCCGCGACTCAGGGAAGCTCTTATCGTGCCGGTTCGTGATGGACTCGTCAGCGAAACGCGGACAAGCGACGGTAGGGGACGTCGCCGAAATCTTCGGCCAAGACAACGTGCGGGCCACCCGCACACACACCAAGTTCGCCACCATCATCAACGACGATTGGCACGTGCTAATCACATCCTCGATGAACCTCAACCTAAACCCGAGGTGCGAACAGTTCGAGATGACTGACGACAAAGACCGCGCCCGCCTGTTCCTCGACTTCGCAGACGCGCTCTGGGCCGAACTCCCACCCGGCGACACCGAAGACCGCAAACTTCCGACGCTGCACCAGCTCGACGCAGTAGATCCGACCCCCGGCCTGCAAGTGACTAAAACAATCCAGATGGGGCCAAGCAAATGGGCAAACTGACAGCGCCAGCACACTTACCCGGTGACGTCGCCGCAGTGTGGGTCGAAATCAACACCGGGAACACCAACCGTTTCGACAGTCCGAGTTTTGAGGCTTACTGTGGGCAGGTCGCCCGTCTGCGTGAGGCCCAGCGGCGCGTGTCGATTGAGGGCCTGGTGATCGCCGATCCGAAGGGTAACCCTGTCCCGCATCCGGCGATTCAGATCGAGAAGCAGGCTCAGGCCGAGATCCGCGCATGGGGAACAAAGTTCATGCCGCGCAGACGGGTCGGACTGTGACTACCGTCGTGGGTGTCGGGCTGCGTTCCCGCCGCGAAGCACTAGGGCTACCTCAAGCAGTGTTGGCGCGGCTTCTTGGCGTGTCTCAAAATGCCGTGTCGAGTTGGGAGCAGACCACGCGCACCCCCCGCGACCCTGTTGGCGTACACATGCGGGTCGCCGAGCTAGAGGAGGTTCTGGAGGACCTGATCGCCCAGGTCGTGGCTGACGTGTCTGTGGAAGTGGGGCCGGTCGTCTTGGTCACGTACGCCACGGACGCGGCGTGGTGGGCTGCGAGCCCTGGGGCTGAGCGTGCGGGCCTGCCTGCCCAGTTGCATCGGGTGGCCACGGCGCGGGCTGCTGTGGAGTTGGCTGAGGAGTTTGGTTGCCGCGTGGAGATCAAGGCGGGTGAAGTGTTGTGAACGTCTATGAGGCGGCTCGACGTCGGTATGAGCGTTTGTTCACGGACTTTGATCGCGTACTGGTCGCATTTTCTGGTGGCAAGGATTCTGGCGTGGCCTTGAATCTGGCTTACGAGGTGGCCACCGAGTTGGGCGCCGTGGACAGGTTGGCGTTCTACTACCAGGACTATGAGGCCGGTTTCCAGCAGACCCATGACTATGTGGCCCGCGTGTTTGAGCGGTTTAGGGATGTGGAGTCTTACTGGTTGTGCCTGCCGTACTCGGCAGCGTGCTCGGCGTCAATGTTTCAGACCCGGTGGACCCCGTGGAACCCGGATGAACGGGACGTGTGGGTCAGAGACATGCCAGCCGATCCGGCGGTGGTGAACATGGACAATGCGCCGTTTGAGTTCGAGGCGGGCACCTCGGGGTTTGATACCAGGGTCATGTTTGGTGATTGGTTTGCTCGCAAGAATGGGCACACCGCGATTGTGGTTGGGATTCGTGCAGATGAGTCGTTGTCTCGCCGCGCGGTGGTCACTTCTCAGCGCCGGGTCAACATGTGGGAAGGGCTGCGGTGGACACGGGTGCTGTCCGATGTGGCGGTGAACGTCTACCCGATTATTGACTGGACTGTCGGGGACATTTGGGCCGCTAATAGTCGGTTCGGGTGGGATTACAACCAGCTTTACGACACTTTCTACTTGGCGGGGTTGACGCCGCACCAGATGCGGGTCGCGTCCCCGTTTCATCATTCGGGGCAGGCTGGGTTGAAGTTGTTCAAGGCGATTGACCCGGACTCGTGGGGACGAATGGTGGCCCGGGTCAATGGCGCGAATTTCACGGCGATCTATGGCGGGACTGCTGCGATGGGTTGGCGGACGATCACTAAACCAGCCCACTTCACTTGGCGCGAGTATGCGGAGTTCCTGATCGAGACCCTGCCTGTCGAGACTAGGGAGCGGCTCGTGAACCATTTGGAGCGGCTGGCACGGGAGTGGCGTGAGGTTGGGTATGGCCGGAACCCTGGGGTTATCGCCGAGATGGATCGCCTTGGGCTGGCGGTTGAGCGCACCGGGGAGCATGATCCTCGCAACACTAAGCCGGGATTCTATGAGCGGGTCAAGATTTTGGGTGAGTTTCCTGACGAGTCCGAGGTGGCGATGTTTCGGAAACTCCCGTCTTGGAAGGGTGTTTGTTTAGCGATTTTGAAGAATGATTACGCCCTGCAATCGCTTGGGTTGGGCCGGACGGTTAGTCAGTTGAAGGCTCGTGATCGAGCGATCGCTCAGTGGAAGGAATTGGTGTGAGTACGTCCCCTGTTTACGGTGTGAAGGCTGTGCCTGTGGAGAAGTTGCGGGCGAACGCGTGGAATCCGAATGCGGTTGCCCCACCGGAGATGAAGTTGTTGTACCGGTCGATCCTTGAGGATGGGTACACGATGCCGGTGGTGACGTTTTATGTGCCCGAGGATGATGTGTATGAGATTGTCGATGGCTACCATCGGCATCGGGTGATGTTGGAGCATCGTGACATTTATGTCCGCGAGGGCGGGTTGATTCCGGTTGTGGTGATCGACAAGCCGGTTTCGGATCGGATGGCGTCGACCATCCGGCACAACAGGGCTCGGGGCACGCATGATTTGGGGTTGATGGTGGAGATCATGAAGGATCTTGTCGAGTCGGGGATGTCGGATAGGTGGATTATGGATCATATTGGGATGGATGCGGACGAGGTTTTACGGTTGAAGCAGATTACGGGTTTGTCGTCTTTGTTTGCCGATCGCGAGTTTTCGGCCGCGTGGGCTGACGAGGCGGTGGCCAGCAATGGTTAGTCCGATCGAGTGGCTGGCCCGGCGTGAGGCGCTGGGCTTGGGGCAGGCGGCGATGTCGGCGTGGGTTGAGACGTCACAAAACGCATGGTCCCAGTGGGAGACGGGTGCCCGCTCGCCTCGCGACCCTGTGGGCGTCCATATGCGGGTCAGTGAGCTGGAGGAGGTATTGGAGGATCTGATCGCCCAGATCGTGGCTGATGCAGTGGTGGGTGATGACGTGGTCGAGTTGGTCACGTACGCCACGGATGAGGATTGGTGGGCTGCAAGTCCTGGCGCGCGGCGGGCTGGTCTGCCTGCGCAGTTGCATCGGGTGGCGACGGCGCGCGCGGCGGTGGAGTTGGGCGAGGAGTTTGGTTGCCGCGTGGAGATCGTCGCAGGGTGAGCGCACAAGAAAGCGCCCCCCTTCACCGTTTGGCGAGGGGGGCGCTTTCGTAGTCGCAGGCTGGTTAGGCGTCGTCTAGTTCGATCTGCTCCACGGGCTTGGTTTCGGTGTCCTCGACCTGAAACAGGTCGCCGTCCGCACCACCAACCCACTGGTAACGGGTGCGAGGGGCGGACGTGTCCGCACGGGCGCGCACCGCTTCGACTGCGAGTACGGCACGTTCAGCGGTGATGGTCGCTTCGGCCTGTTTCGTGTCGCCGCCCGCGTCCTCGATCCGCTGGTAAAGCGCCGCGATCCGTGCAGGCGTCTCAGCAAGGGTACGCCGCTTGTCCAGTTCCACGGTCGCCTCGGCCACGATATGCCGTAGCTCATCGTCAGCCAGTGCCGCGTAGTCGATCTTCAACTCCATTGCCGTCTCCTAGAGTGCCGTGATTGAGATGTAGCCGTCTGCGCCATTGCCGCCAGCACCGGACGAGTAGCCGTTCGTGGCAGCGCCACCGCCACCACCACCGGCCCCGTATTTACCGTTGCCGCCTTTGCCGCCGTTGCCGGTGTGGTTGGAGCCGCCCCCGCCGCCACCGAAGCCCGTACTCCCGTCGCCGCCGTCGCCACCACCAGCCGCGCCTCCTGCCGGGGTTGTATGGCGGTATCCGTAGCCGCCTTGCCCCACACCACCCGCACTCGTCGCGTTCGCCGTGGTCAAGCCGCCACCGCCACCGCCACCACCGAGCGGCCCCGAACCGCCCGCGCTGCCCTGCGTGTCTCGGCCGTTACCGCCCGCGCCCGACTGCCCAAACAACCCCACCCGGCCGTACCCACCAGTAGATTGCGAGGTGGAACCTGCGCCGCCGCTGTACCCCGGGAACGCGCTAATGATCCGCGCGCTACCAGTCCCGTCAGAATAGGCGGTGCGCACCGAACAACCGTCGCTAGAGGCATTTCCTCCGGGGTTGCCGTTCGTGTCCGAGGTGGTGACCGCCGCACCACCGACACCACCGGCCAGCACGTCCACCCACAGCGTGGTTTGGCCTGGTGGGAGATCGGCGATGGGGATGAGTCGCTCAGATAGCCCGCCGCCGCCGCCGCCTGCGCCACCACCCCTGTAGGTGCCTGCCGCGCCTAGACGACCTGACCCGCCCCCGCCGCCAGGCCCAACGCACGTGATGTAGAGCGCGGTAGCCCACGCGGGGATCGAGTAGGTTTGGGAGAGGCCGACACCGAACACGGTCGCCACAGCGGAGCCACCGGCGGGCCCAACGGGGCCAGTGGGGCCAGCGGGGCCGATAGCGCCCGCAGGACCGACAGCGCCCGCAGGGCCTTGCGGGCCAGTGGGGCCCTCGGGGCCAGCAGGGCCGGTT